TCACCATCATTCACAATCATAGCATATCTCCATGATCTCTGACCAAAACCTAAGTTTTGTTTCTCTACAAGCATTCCCATACCTTTTGTGAACTCACCATTACCATCAGGAATCATTTTTACATTCTCTAACTTTTGATCTGTTGCCCAAGCATTCATAACAAAAGAATCATTTACTGACATACAATAAATTTCATCTATGCCATATTCTTTGAAAGCGGCTGCCTGTTTATCAAAACCTGGTAGTTGTTCGTTTGAACAAGTCGGTGTGAAAGCACCTGGTAAAGAAAATAGTATTACTTTCTTACCTTTGAAATAGGTATCTGTATTTGTATCTACCCACTCGCCTAGTTCTCTTACTCTAAAATTTACATTAGGTAGTTGTGGGGCACTCGTGCCATATTTTATATCGTAATGTACATTTTCTTCTTCACTCATTATATTTTCTCCATGATTAGAAAGGTAGTTTTGCTACCTTCTCTTTTAACATATTTAGATTCTGTGCCTCATATGCTATTTTTTCTTTTAATGTTTTATTTATCATTGATCTAGCATTTGCAGGATCAATCTCGTTATCAGTACAATAGTCTAAAATTGCGTCTATGTAGCTAATTTTCTTATCTTTAACTATATTTTCTACAATTAAAGCAAACTTATTAGGTGTTAATATTGTATCTGTCATATGTTCTATTATACTACATTCATTACTATTTGTCAAGCGTATAGTGTAGATAACTACCTAGAATATACTTAGGTTCATCTATCGGTTTCATACCTTGATGTAACCAAGGCCACAATGGTGGGAACATTAGTAGTGAACCTTTCTTACAAGGTGACGCTAATCCTAATTGAGGAAAGTTAGTTTCACCTCTAGCATTATCTTGTAGATATATAAAAAATACTAGAAATCTTTTTGCTGATTCAATATTAATAGAATCTACATGAGGATCAAATCGATCTTTATCATTAGGTAAATATTTCTTTAATCTAATTTCTTCAAAGGCATATTTCTTCGGCCACATTTGATCTGTTATAATACAATCGTTCTTATATTGCTCAAGATATTTTGTGAATACAGATGATACTTTTTCTATATCACCTTGCCATTTATTTTGATTGAGATTAACTTGTGTGAAAGACATAGGACCTTGATCGTAGGTCTCTTGTTTAGAGTCAATATTAAACTTAGTAATAAGTTCATCACAATACTCATCTGAGATTACGTTTTTGTATATTTGTATATAATTATTCATAATTTATAGTGCCTGTTTCTGTTGCGAGGTACAGGCAAACCCCTAACGACCTAAGCCGCTAATGCAAAACTATTTAAGTTAGCATTTAAATAACAGTACGGTGTTAGCGATCAATCTCCTAGAAGTTTTACCTGATGGTCGATCCTATTTCCACCCCTCAAATTTCATTGTTTGAATGGTGGAGTGGCTGGGTATTGCACCCAGGTCCCTAAAAGTTATTGTCTTCTTATCAACAATTAATTCGTCAATTCTTTTGGCGTCACTACTCTATAATCAAATAGCAAATTTACTATACACTTCTCTTGTTGAGCAGGTGTTTCCATTGTTCTTATCATATGTCCTTCTACATCTGTTGACGCATAAGTTATCACAGCATAAGCAATCTCACCTGTTGGTAATGCTGATATTCTACCATATGCAATCTCTATCTGTACATAACCTGCTTTTTCTAAAGCCTTATTAACATCTGCTAATGGTCCACATGATATTGGCATTTGTTGTAGTTCCCAAGGATACATTGATAAATCCTCAGGACCTGCATATGATTCACTAGATAAACATAATATAAAAAATAATCCACATATTGTTTTAATTAGTTTTTTCATTCTCTTTAAATTTCTTATGAAACTCCTCTATCGCTGGTTTTAATAGGGGTAAGTAGTCTTTCTTATTCTTAACAAAAGTTTGTGTGCCACCTTCTTCGGTCACAATCAATATAACAATCTGATCTATTGATATGCCATATTGTTCTTCAAACATTTCACAGTAAGCAGTAGTTTGAATAAAATAGTTTTCTACCCATTCCTCTTTTTTATCTTTAGTAGATGTTTTAAAATCTATTACTGATAACTTACCATCATATTCTGCAATACAATCGACTCTACCTGCAACACCCCATTTTTCGCTGTATAGAGCACCCTCTTGCATTGCTATATTATTTATCTTATCCAGTTCAGTTTTTAAGATAGTAAATAGCGCAGTAGGTAAAACACCTTGTTGAGATAGTTCTTCGTTGTTAAGATAGTTTTCTGTTAGTGTATGTACGGCAGTACCTCTATTCGCTGCATTTCTCATTATAGTATTTGCAACTTGTTCGCCTACTGAGGCACGCCATCTGGCGATACCTTCATTGCCTCTAGCCGATAGCACAGTTGTTATCGAGGGCAGTTTGTTACCATCAGGTAAGATATAGAATCTTTTACCTTGAATAGTTTTTGTTTGTAAATCTGGTTTCTTCTCTACTGAGTTATGAGTAAAGATTTTAGGTTTATGGTTCTTTTTAAAATATTCGTTTAATGTATTCATAGATAGTATTATATCACATAATCTATGACAGGTCAAGCGCTATGTACTTCTATGAAGTGTCAGCATATCATTTATCTCGTCTTTACTGACTATACCAAGAGTTCAGTTAGGGTTATATTCAACGTATTGAGTTTTACCTTGATCGTTTCTAAATGCTCTTAGCGTTTGTTTTCTATTATCAGTAGGACTCTTGTATGAACAATGAATCCACCCACTATTAGGTTCTTCTGGTTTGTGGTATTCCAATATGAGTTGGTCAAAATCTAAGTTCTCTATAATCCATTTTGCTAGTTCAGCATTCGGAGTCCCAAATATTTCAAAGTCAGCGGCTTGCCCCTTAGCGTGCTGTGAGTTTGTAGATGATCCTATTGCAACGCATAAGTCTTCACTTCTAAATCCGCTAGAAATGGTTACTGGTGTAGCATACTGATCTCTAACAGGTTGTAGTATATTCTCACATAACTTTTGTAATCCTGTAATCTGATCGTCATTAGGATTATTATTAATACCCTTACGTTCAGCCGTTTGACTAGTCGTCATTTCTTTCAAGCTAAAATTCTTACTTAGTTTCATTTGATATCCTTTGATTGATTATTTGCCACGAGTAATCTGTACAATTTTTTTCAATTGTGCTTCGATTACTTCTGCTCTGTTCGGCCAGTGAATATAGGCCTCAGGTGATTTTGCTAATTTAATTAGTAGAGGTATGATAAGTTTTTCTAGTTTCTTAAAGTCTTCTTTGTACTCTTTACCAAGATTATCTTTTCTTAGATCGTACTCGTCATCCATTTGTTTCTTAGCGATTTCTAATTCTGTTTCATTCTTAGCAACTACTGTTTCTTTTGTTTCGTTTGTTGCTCTTAATAGTTTATCTAGTTTTGTTTCTAGTCTATTGATAATCTCACTAGACACAGCTTTGCCCACACCGTCTGCTGTCGCCTTGACAACTTCTTTTGTAGCATCTGAGTCTGCTTTACTTTCTGTTGCTGGTTTCTGTTTAACTGAGGTAAAACCCCAATCGCCATCAGCATCAAATCCGTCTAAAAAATCAAAATCTGCCATACTACTATTTATACTTTCTTCCCTGCTCTTATACGTCTATGTTTGTGTATTATTTTATCAACTTGTGTGTCTTTTACTGACTTCTTACCATATTGGGCTGCTAGATTACTTGCTGGATGAGCATCTGTAATCTTTGACAGCACGTCTTTCCAACCACGATCAGTATGACTATCTATATGACCTACGCTAGATACAATGTTCAATGTTGTAGGTGGTAATATCTTAATATGTTTCTTCTTGATAAACTCTTCCATTTCAGAGATTGACATCAAGTCTGTATATTCTTTTTTAGTTCTTGTATTTAAAAATCTATAAGTCGGCATTTATTCCCTCACTATACCACTCGGGTATACTTGTTTTCCATGTTGCAAAATCTTTCTTGTATTTCACATAGTAATCTCTGTAAGCAATAATACTATCTTCATTTTTTACATCATCAGGCATTGCTTGTGTAGGTTGATTAAAAGGAATATTTAGGGGTATATTTTTAGGGGGGTTTCTCAATAGTTCTTTCAATAGAGTATATGACTTATGATCTTTGCCATATCTTAATTTAAATTCTTCATGTAGGTGAGTCCACATCTGATACAACCATTGATAGTTGTAGGCATTGTTTCTAACCCATATTGCACTCGGGTGATTGTAATGACAAGCTTTGTAAACAGTTGCTTCTTCATTAGCATTCTGTAATTTATATCTCTTAATGTTTCTACCTGCTTTTGTTTTACCTTGATACATAATACCATCAAGCATTCTATGAGCAGTTGACATTAGTTGAGCATACTCAATAAGCATTTTAACAACGTGTTTATCTAAGTGTTGTTCTGCACAAATCTTTGGGTCTTTATGTAAATAAAATATGTTCATGCTATTATTATATCACTTCTTTTTAGGTTTGTCAAGCTTTTTTATTTCATCTGGAGATAAACAAGATTTGAAAAACGAAGCTATTGACGCCTCATTTACATTCTTTTTATTTTGTTTTTCTAACTTATCAACCATTTTTTGCCACTCTTTGGCGTCTTTGTTCGTTACCGTCATTTCTGTTAATCACCTCTTTTCTGTTCAAAGTATGAAGTTCGATTATACTTCACACATAATTTTCTGAATACATTGTACCAGAAGTTCTTTGACCAATCGGTCGTTGAATTTGTACACGCTTTTTCAGCGTTTAATATCTTTTTCATTTCCATTATATCACCTATTGTAACATTGTTAGTTTCATTATCTCTTATCATTTAAAGGTAAATGATCCTTCTTCATTATTTTCTTATAACAAGGTTCACAAAATTGAACCAATATTGGTCCTAATTTACCTACTAGTGTTTTTTCTTTATCGTGTGTAAATGATTTTACACATACTGAGCATTTATGTTTTGCCATTATTTCTCCTCCATTTTTCTTATTAGTTTAATCATTCTTATCACTCTCTTATCATAGTCTTCTGTGGTAGAGAATTTGTCTAGTGTTTTAATAAGCACAAATGAGTCAAGTGATTTATTACCTTCAAACATTAACTCTCTGGTAACTCTAAACTTCTCATATGCCGAGTGGTTGTTCAGTAAATCAACATAGTACTTAACACTATCACATTTACTAGCGAACACTTTAACGCCCCAACCAGGCCACTTCTCAACGCCCATAGGTAATAGATGAGGTGAAGATTCTTTCCACGTTCTAATACCAAATAGGTTATTTGCCTTTTTAGCAAATCTACTTGTACCCCAACCAGACTCTAACGCCGCCTGACCTATTATCATTTCATAGGGTATTCTTAAATGTTTAGGTGTAGTAAAGTTAATATAATTAATACACTTATGCATTGATCTCACAAACTGAATATCATTATTATAAACAAACTCAGGTTCTTGTAGATCCATTTCTTTAATTGTTTCTACATAATACTTATCAAGTTCAGTATTAACTTCTGCAACCGCTGTTCTGTTAGGATTAAAAGTACCCCAAGCAAAACAGATCATACCTAATACAGATAGACCAAATAGAACCTTAGTGTAAAACCAAGTTCTATCTACCCATCTTTGTAGTTGTATTTTATTAGGCAACTTTGCCTTCTTTGATAACATTTCTAATATCCTTGATTGTTTTCTTTTTATCTATGTCAAGAACATACCACTTAAATCTAACCATATGTTCGTTAGAGGGTCCTACATAATCAATCTCATGTTTTCTCTCAAAAGTTAATAAACCTTTTAGATATAAACTTACGATATCATCTAAGGTTTTCTCACTTTGTTGTTTAGGTATTGTAGGTGTCTTAAACTGACCTTTACCTTTTACTAATAGACTTAATATTTCTTTTTGTTTAGCACTTAGTTTCATAATGTATTTATCTTTCGTT